CAATTGTGCCTGTGCTGGTAATAATAATTGTGGCTAGACTTTTCTTGTTGTCTGCAATTTCTTTAGCAATGGCATCCACACGCACATGAAGGCTTTCTAATCTGCTTTCTAAAAAAGCATATCTTTGAGCACATAATTGAACATGAAGGTCCAAGTCTTTGCTTTCTTGCTCTATGGTTGTGATGTCAGTCATTATGACAAGAATCCAAGACTTGAAAGACTCAGTGTGCGCCAATCATCACCGTCATACAAACACAGTGCTGGTGCTGTTGAATCACCATCTGTGGCAAAGGCAATGTCACCTGCTTGTGGTGTGGCCAAGGCCAAAATATCCACAGTGGTCATTTGTTGTAAACGTAAAACATCACGGATGTTTACAATGCCATCCACTGGGTTTATAACCTGCACACCTGCAGCCAAAGTAATCTGTGCTGGAATAGTTGAACTAGGAATCTTGGCACTGCCAGTGAGCACCACCACGCCTCCAGCCGCATTGGCTTCAGCAATAATGGTGTTGAGTTTTTGCACAGCATCTAAAATATCCGCTCTAGCACTGGCTGGGCTATCTGTGCTGGCATCCAAATTAGTAGTGCTAATGGCTGTTGTTGGAAATGTCATTTTTAATCTCTCTTAATATTTATTTGTTCTAGAAAAAACCTTTATCTAACCCTTAATGCATTGCCATCTCTATACATTTCTGGCAAGTATTCTATCAACACATCTACTATGGCATCACGAGGTTCGTTGTCTACACCAATCAATGAAAAACTCACTGCGTCACCAGTTTTGCTGGTCACATAAGGAATTACTGTTCTGCTGGTGGGTGTGTCAGTCACATACACATTCAATGCATAAGGGGCGACTTCTTGTGGAGTAATCTGCACATTGGTAATGGTGCCCACGGGTCTGCCTAGGGGCAACACATAACCTTCTGTTGATCCGTCATTGATGTCCGCAGTGTTGATGTTGTTTATGCTGAATTTATTACCTCCTTGCACCACACGCACTTCTATGCCAGTGAGCACTTGTGGATCAGCCAAACGTTCTACGCTGACACCCACTTGATAATATCTTGCAGTAAAGGCAGCAATGCCCGCATCTTCAGCAAGAATAATAGTTTCTACTTCTTCACCCGCAAATGCACCAGTGTCGGAGGTATACACATAATAATCCACAATGCCATTGGCCTGTGTGTTTATGGTCAAGCAGAACTGTTTTGTATCACCTAGATCCACAGGATCCAACAACCAAGTCATGCTGTCTGCTGTGCTGGTAGCATAGTTAGTCCAAGCCGCCCATGTGGTTAGACTTGCCCAAGTGCCAGTGCTGGGTGCTGTGACAACTTGGTTCTCAAAATCAAATACGCCGTTTGCAGTTATCATATGATGGCTGATCCTCTGTTTGGTGTAGGTGCTGTATATACTTTGGTGGCACTTGTGCCTGTTAACAAATTGGCATTTGCTATACTAGCACGACTGCCATTGCTGGCGTCAGGTGTAATTCGTCTTTGATAACCTGCATCAAATTCATCAAATGCATCAAACTGTCTAGTCTGTGCCAAATCAGGCACTGTGGTCAATAAAGTATTGATTACTGGCAATCTCACGCATTGTGCGCTGACGCCACTGCTGGTGCTGACCACTACCACATAATCCCAACCTGTGCTGGGTGTAGTGCTGTTGCCTCCTGAACCATTTAGGTCTCTAAGAATCTTTTTGCCACTGGCTGGATTGTAAACAGCAAACAACAATTGAGCCTGAGCCGCGGCACTGGCAGTGGGCACTTGGTAGGCTATGTTAAACTCTTGATGATCTATGGGTCCTCGAAGATTTACCAACACATTTCCATTGGCCAATGTTGTGGCATTGGTGCCTGGTGTGACATCCACATATTCCCAACGACCATAGCCATAGTATTTGGCACTGTTGTTGGTGATAGTGCCATAAGGTCCACCAGTGTTGCTACGGCGATAGATTCTCACGCCAGTCAAGCCCACCACATGAGCCACATTGTATTCTAATTCAAAATACACATTGTTGGCTGTGCGATCTGTGGTGCCTGCCTTGAATACCTTGCGCCATAGTTTTATCACAGGCAAAGGATCAGTGGTGGCAAACGGAGTTGTTTGAATTGTGCTGACATCACTGGTGCTGATGTTTTCTACTCTAAAACGGCTGATCCAATTGCCAGTGCTGGGGTAATCTAGACTGCTTTGACGATTGTGTAAACGACCACGCATCAACACACTGGTAAATGCTTCTGTTTTTGCACCACTGTGTCTCACCACAGGAGTCAACACATATTGATATTCTTCATCATACACAGTGGGATGTTCAATGTCATAGACTCCTGGAGCACTTTGACTCACTGGCAAATAATCATCTGTGACAAATTCACCAGCATCACCACCACTAAGTGGAATTCTGCGACTGCGAACACGCACACCATACCAATTCAATAAATTGCTGGCATCAGGTGGATTGATACGCCAAATAATTTGATTAGCACCATTGCCCAGCAAAGCCGTTGCAGTGATCACATTGATGGTCATGTCTCTGGCATCCGCCGCACTGCCTGGCAGTTCCAATGGTGGTTGAAATGCGTCACTGGTTTCACGCAGAGCCTGCACAGGTGAACCACTGCCTACACCATAACCAAACACCACTGCATTGGTGTTGTTTTCTATGTCAGCACTTACAAATCTAATCTGTTGTGTGCCTTCAGTGTCATCAGTATAGATCCAACGAAACACAAAATCAAAATTGTCACTGGCATTGTCTCCTGCGGGATAGGTTCGCACACCAAGATCCATTTCTGGAGTAAAAGTATAGGGTTGACCAGGAAAATAACCACCATCCCACAGATACACACTGGTTTTGTAGCCAGTGGCTGAGGCTAATTTGTAATAAATCTTAACACCTTTAATCTGACTGGTAAAGGCACTGGCATTGATGTCTTGAGTTACAATGATTTCTAATCCGCGGTCCGCAGTAGGCACGCCTGGACTGGCGTAGGTTGGACGTGCTTGTATAAAATCAAACAATGTGTCCTTGCGTGTAGGATCCGGAGTGGTGTTGGGAGGTGCCCAACCACCTTGCACAATTTCTTCAAAGTCTTCAGGATCTTCTGTGCTGACAGCACCACTGACATTTAATGAAAACTTTGTTATTACTGTGCTACTGTTACCGTTTTCGTAACGCACTCTAGCAATCACTTGATAAGGTGTGCGGCCTTTTAACAAATTAGAAAATTTGTGTGTGACCAATTGGCCAGTGCCAGATTTTGTAGTGCTGGTAGCAGTTTGAAACACAGTTTCAGTTGAAATGTTGCGTTTGTAATAAAAGTCAACACCAGCATAGGTAGGACTATCAGGTTGTAAAAAACTAATAGTTGCAGACACAGTGTTGTTCTCTACAACATAATCAGCACGATCTACTTGTATAAAATTGTTAAACTGTTCAATTACCACTGGTGGTGGGGGCGGTGGAACGGTGACTGGATTAGTATTCTGGTCACCGTTCGAATCACCATTGCCGCCGCCTGTAGGACCTGTTGGGTCCGTTGCTCCCGGGGGATCTAGTGGGCTTGTAATAGCCACTCCACCAATGTAAGCAAAACTTGGAGGATAAAGACTTAGGTCAATATTTGAATAAGGATATACGATACTTTCATAGCGTGGAATATATGGTGGCACAATGATGTCACGCTCACCAGCACGAGTATGCGGATAAATCACATCTGGATTTAACACACAGCCTAAATCAAAACTCATGTCATCATTGCCTTTGATGCTGACAATGCGCCATGGTATTGCTTCAGGTCCAAGTTCAAAGTTCAGTGTGTTGCCCTGCACTTGTATGTTGTCGCCTGGTTCTAGGTCCATGGCTTGACTGGTAACTTTGATGTTTAATGTTTCTTGAAAGCGTGATTTTAAAAACAACAATCTAGCCATGTCATAGGCCATGGCATAGTTAGTAATGGTAGGAAATGTTGTTGCGCCTTTGTTTACACGACCACCATCATCTGCTTGATATTCTAATCTTTCTGCTTCAGTTACAGGATATATTACTGTGTTGGTGCTCCACTTGTTCAATGGATCCACATAGGTTACTTCGTATTCGCTGTAGACTGAATCACGGGGCACACCACCCCATGAAATATCGCCTACAATATTGTCACTGGTAAATGTCTGCTCTACTGTGGCCACCCCACTGGTAATGTCATTGGGATTGCCAGCATCTTCTACTTTGAGTTTGTAAGTGCCCTGCACATATGGGAGATAACTGCGACAGCCTTGCAATATAGTTTTGACATTGCTCATAATAGTGGCTGCTGTGTCCAACACCATGTTGGTGGTCAAGATAGGACCCTTGACGCCATTCACATAGGTCACATCTTGGTTGTATTTGTCACGGGCAGTTTCAAAACTGGCCCAGTCAATTTCAGTATTTTTTAAACCTTTGCCATAGTAAGGATGACGCAGATAGTCCAGCAGTATTTCTGCTGGGTTAGTTGAATAACGCTCTCTGCCATCATTGACATCGTCATACCAAGTGCGACTTTGTGCTGTGCCGTCTATGGGCAATACTCTGCGTCCTAGTAAATTAACTTTAATGCTGGGTAAGTCGCCACCAAATGGATTGTTATTGGCTTCTTCTTGTGTAGAAACCTGTAGCCATTCATATCGCACAAACAACGTGGCAAGTCCGTTGTAAGCATCTGTGACACGCCATCCCGGTGCTTCTTTCATAAAAGCATATTCACCTACTGGTGAACTGTCAGCATTGGCACCATATTGTTTACCATACCAAAATTGCATCTTTACACGATTTTTATATTTGCCAGTGGTGAGGTTAACTTCTTCTCCTCTGTTTAATGCGCCTATGACTTCTGGGCTGGTGATGTCATTGTCATCGATGAACACACTGTGAACACCTTCTACTGGTCCTTCACTCAGCACATAAGCAACCCATAGATATTTGTTTTTGTCTGCACCTGTGGTGGCAAATGTAATTACGCCACCTACTTGTCTAAATCCGTAAACAACAGGAATGGCTTCAGTGCCGCCACCACGCTTGGTTATGACAACACCTTCTTCTCGAGCCGCATTGCCACCGCCATCATTGGGAACACCAAATGCTCCTAAGAATGGTTTTAGCACAAAGTCCATGACCTTGTTGACCAACTTGTCTCCTGCTTTGGTCATGCCTAGGCCAAAGCCTATGGCAGCACCCATTGGTCCACCAACAAAGAAGCCTACTACGCCACCAATGATACCACTGAAGATTTTACCCATTGCTTAATTCCTTGTTCATCAGTAACATAGGTTCAAAGCCCATGTGTTCAAATAATGTTCGACTCCGTTCTACATCTATGCCTATGTCACCACCAGTGATGCTGGTAGCATCGCAGGCTCTAGCCCATTCTTCAAATTTTTTCATTAACTGTCTAAAATTGTCCATGTTTCTATGACTGTCTAACAGAAAGATGAAGTCAATATTGGCACTGAGTATTTGATGATTCCAAGGTTGTGGGATCAATGTGCCAGCAATAAAGCCTACCACACGCTGTCCATCGTAGGCATTGAACCAACAATGTTCAGCACGACTGGCACGAGCCTTGATGCTTTTTATCACTGAGTTCTCATCATACTCCGCTTCTATGTGTGGTAAACTTTCAATGGCGCGATCTCTGTAGTAGCCAAAGCAAATCACAGTGGCATCAAAATCCGCAACATTCATTACTCTCACAATCATAGACGTCCCCATTTGTATTCACTAGACTGGCCCACCAGGCCACTTTTTTCTAAACTGGTATCATACTTAACACCTTGGTAGGCCCAGTTGCTTTCATTATTGGTTTTGCGTCCTGCTGTTCTTTCAAAGTCAGCAAAGATACTAGAACAGTCAATGCTCACTGTGGCAGTTCTTGCACTTTCTACAGCATTAAAGTTGTAGACCTGACCATCAAACACCAACAAAGGTGAGTCTAAGATTTGCCCTGTGGTCTTGGAAAGAAATGCTTTGTAGACCACTACTCTGCTGCCTTGTAGATAGTTGTTCAACAACAATTCAGTGGCATTGGTATCCAATGCACTGGCCACGATGGTAAATTTTCCTACTTTAACATCTATGTTTTCTTCAAAAGTATTGAAGCCTAAGAATTGACCTTGACTAGCATAGGTGTTAACACCTGCTGTGGGACTTGTGGGACTATCATATTCAATGTCATAGCCACCATTGCAAACATGAAATCCTCCTGTGCCTGCAATGTGCAGTTCAACTAGATCTACGCTGAAAAAACTATCACTGTTAAAAGCATTGAAGGCATTGGGTCTTGAACTGGAGTAACCTTTTGTCATTACCAAACTTCCCTAAATGAAACTTCAATATTGGTCATGCCACCATTGGCCACTGTAAACTCATCTACATCTTGATCCAGTATAACTGTGAATGGCACAGCGTTGATTGTTAGGACTTCATCTACCACAACATTGGCTACCAGTTTGGCACTGAAGAACAATGTTGCTTCGCCTGAACCGTTGCTGGTAATGTCATCTGTGACCATGTAGACTTTACTGTGTCCGTTAAATTTAAAATAGTCACCGGCTTTGAATACTGCCTTGTTGGCTCCTAGACCTTTCAATGCCACGCTGAATGCGCCCTTACTGGCAGCAGTCTTTACTTTGGCATTGCCCACTGCCTGTGCGTAGTCCGCGGCTTTGTTTGCGCTGATGCGAGGCAACACTATTTGAAAACTTTCTATTTGACCAAACTGTTTAGCAATAAAACTGGTCACTGTGGCTGCTTGCGTGGGTGTTAGACTTGCATACTTGCCAACAAAAGTGTAATAACTTACACCAAAGCCTGCACGGCGTTTGCGTCCGTTGACTGTCTCAGTGGTCTGCACTGGCGTGTTAATTTTAAAATCAACACTGCTAAATTCTGGTGTTGCTGGATATGTTCCACTCATTTCTTTATCCTCTTCTTCCTGATTCTAACATGGCATCACTGATCACACTGCGTATTAATCCTCTGCGACTTAACAGCAAGTCATCAAAGCCCGCTGTGTCATTGGCCATGATGTTGAATGTAACACTTACTGGGCCGCCGCCACCTAGGTCACTGTTGCGTGTAATACTGCCAGTGGTGTTGGGTGTAAACAATTCTGGTCCGCTTTCACCAACCATGTATGTCTGACCGCCCATAACTGGACCACCCAATGCCCTGCCTGAATATTGTTGACTGCGGATCTGTGCTACCTGTGCAAGACCCATGGCCACTGCGGCACCTGCGGCAATAAGACTGAATGGGAATGGATAACTTGCCATTGCTTTGGTAGCAGCCATGTAGGTGTTCATGATAGCATTGGCAATGTTAAATGCCTTGGCTGCTTCAAATGCTTTCTTGTTCTGTGCACCTAAAGCACTAAACATCTGACCTGCTGATTCAAGAGCAAACTGAGTCTTTTGCTGTTCAGTCTTCATCATGAACTCAGCATAGTCTTTGGCCTGTGCCTGTGTCTTGCCTAGACGCTGTTGTTCTACTTGAATTTGTGTCTGACGCGAATCACGCTCAATTTGAGTTTGTTGAATAAACAATTCATTAGATCTTCTAGCATATTCTTGACGCAATCTAAAAACATTATTTTGATATGCTTCTTCGTTGATAAGTTTTGTATCTAATAAAGTTTTTTGACTAGCGAGATCCATTTGTAATTGTTGTGTTAATTGTTGATCAGGATTCACACGCTGTTGAACACCGATGCCTCGATTAACAGATTCTAATTTGGTCATTTGACCTAACATTTGTCTGCGAGCATCATCAATAGCCATTGTTTCTCTATTGATTGCAATTTGTTTTAATTTTTCTCTAGTAATACGCTCTTCTTCTGCTGACATACCTTTAGTATAACCTAATAGTGTGCCTTGCTCATTGCGTATTTCACGAACTAGACTACGATTAATTGATCGTATCTGACCTTCAATTTGTTGTTCTTGTGTAAGCATTTTGCTCAGCACTAGTTGATCATCAAGATTTATTGTGGCTTGTCGCAGACTTTCATTTCTCTGTGCTTCTGCTTTATTGGTCAATTCAGCATTTTTCTTGCTTTGTTCTTGTCGATAGATTTCAATGGCACGCTGGGTAACTCTATTTCTTATTGTGGCACTTAATTCGTTTTCTTTTAGTTTAAGATCTTCAGCAGCCGCACTGATTAATTTTTGAATGGCTAACTCTTGACCACTTAGGCTAGCGGCTTTTTGTTGTGCATCTATTTTACGGAAAAATGCTTCTAAGCCAGCAGTTTGTTCTTTAGTTATTTCAGCCTGAGTCTTTTTACGAGCGTCATCGACACCTCTAACAGTAGTCTCAACTTTTTCAATATCTTCAACAATTTCTTCCGCAGTGTTTTTACCAAAGAATTTTTCATAAAGCCAACTACCGCCAGTTCCAGCAACAGTGGCACCAAAGATTATTGGATTGCGTTTAATTACTGCGTTTAAACTTCCGAATGCTGTGGCAATGTCTATTATTTTCTTAACAGCAAACACCGCAAAGAAAGCAGTGCCAGCAATGACCACTGTGTCAATGTTGTCAGCGACTACTTTAAGAATTTTAGCAATGCTGTTGAACACACCAGTGCGTTGTTCAAATCTATCCAACATCAAGATAAAGTTAGTTCTAATGTTTTCTAGACTTTGACCAATGCTCTTGTTCATGTTGCTAAAGGTGCCATCAACATCCTTGCCTAGACCATTCATGGCCAATGCTAGTTGTTCACCGCTGATTTTTTGTTGTTGAACTGCTTGAACAAATTCATTGGCAGTCATGCCAAATTGTTTGCCTAGTAATGCCACAGTGCCTGCTGAACTTTCTTGTAGTTGACGAATATCTTCGTAGGCTACTTTACCACGACCAATGGCTTGTCCAAATTGATAGATAGCACTTGCTGCCGCTGAGCCAGTGGTTCCTGTAACTGCCAAGGCCTTTGAAAAGTTTTCAGTGATTCTTGAAACTTCAGTTTGACTTAGTCCTAGTGCATTAGCCTGCAAACCAATCTTTTGATACAGATCACCTACGGCTTCAAATCGCTGACCTGTGAGATTAGCAATACGACCTACGTCTTGAAATCCTTTTTGAGCATTGATGTTTTGTTCTGTTAATGTTTTAAGTTTGTTATTAACATTGGTAGCCGCATCTGCTAGATTAGCCAGTTGTGTTACACCAATCACCCCAGCAAGAGCACCAAAAGCACGAGTGGCTAAATTCGTGCTGTCACTGAGACTATCCATGGCACGACTGGCCTGGCGTGTGTTACCTTGGATGGCATCAAGACGATCAGTTAGACCTCTAATCGCAGCCTGCGCTTGACTGGTATCCGCCGTTATTTTAATTTGACTATCTGCCACCTCTGCTCCTTTGCATCATCTTTTTGTGCTCTTCGTATTCTATTTTGTAAAATGCCGCCCAACCTGCAAATTCTGCTGTGGTCATTTCCAAAATTTCTTCTACTGTGCGACCCAGATCTTTTGCCAGTCTATAAGCAAACATCAAATCTGGATCGCCTTTTAGTTTTTTTCTACTTCGGCCTGATCATTAAATTGCATATTAGCAAGATTCATTTCGCCTACAATACGAATTACAACATTAGGATCTACTTCGTTCATGAATGTTACTTTGTCTGGCAATGTAAACATCTTGGTTCCATCTTCGTTGCGGGCCTTAACAATTAATGTTTCAACCAGTGCTTCTACTGTCTTGCCTTGTTGTGCTAATTCTATAAGTTTACTTTCTTCTTTGAGAGTGTTTGCTTCTTTAAACCAAATATCAGTTTCCCATTCAGGAACTGTGATTTTTTTCATCTCACCTGATATTTTATTGCGAAAATGTGCTGTGGCTTTTTCTATTGCTTTTGACATTTAATTTTTTCCTTTAATTGATTTTAAACTTGGACCGATAATACCTTGAGGTGCTTGTTTACTGCCTCGCAGACCACGACTGGTCATGTGCCTTCCTTTATCTAATACACCGATATAAGGCACTTGGTTGGAAATTTCAAATCCTTGCGAATTATTTTTACTTTTCCAACCTGCTCGTGCAGTGCCAGTGTCCACAGGAGTTCGCTTTTTTACTTCCGTGAACACTGACTGTCCTAACCTTTTTATTTCGCTCCTAAAGTCGTCATCAATCTGCCTAATAGCAGAATCAATGCCAATCACAGTTACTTTAAAGGTCATATTAGGTTGTGTATGAACCTGCGATTGTGTAAACAATTGGACCAGAACCTTGGAAAGAGATTGAAGCCTCTACCAAACCATCCATTGAACTGTTTACTGAAAAACCAGTGATCAAGACATTGCCTTGAAACCACTTGTCATCACCACCACCATCTTGCAACACTAATTTGATTGCGCTTGCGGCGCCACCAACTGCGTGACCACTTGCACACATATTAAGTGTAGCACTAAGACTGTTGGTTTCTGCTTCATCAAAATAGATGTCTGCTGAACCACTCCATGTGCTCATACCTTTGACATAGGTGCGAACATCAGTGCCCATTGAACTGGTTTCAATAGTATCTGCTGTTTGTTCAATAGTAAAACTGCGAACGGCTGCGAGGTCAGTGGATCCTACTCGCACTTTTCCGTCATTTCCTGTTAAAATTGCCATGATTAATCTCCTTGAATGTTATCGTTGGCTTCCTCGGCTATTGGTTCGGCGGCCTTGGATTTCTTCGCCGGTGGCTTGAGACGGATGACCTCTTCGCCCACTATTGAACTTGATTGTTGCCAACCAGAATTCAAATATTCTTCTAAGCGTGATGTTTTGACTTCACGCACTTCACCCTGTTTTGTGACCTTAATGGTCTGTTTTTCTAATTCTACAATCATGTGTTACCCCTTAGATAGTTATAACGAACTTCTAATTCAATTAGCATTTCTGCCAATGGTGGTTGACGGTCAATAATACCTATTGTAATGATTTGACTGTCAGTGACACCATTAGACTTTAGACCTAGATAGCGATCTGTTTCTATGGCTTCTTCCATGGCTTCTAATATGGTGTTGCGTCTGTTGTCTAATTCTACACCACGCACAAACACTCTAATCTCAAAACGCAGTGTGCCCTGTCTGCGACCCGCACCTGGAAAACCCATGGTCACTGTTTCTCTTGTTTCTTCACGCATGGTCACCAATGCGGCTGGAAATTGTGTTATGGCCAGTTTGTCTACTTCAAAAGGTTCTTTGGTGACCAACACTGGTCTAGGTTCTTCGATTTCTCGAATCCTTGCCACAATCTCATCAGCAATTTGTTGTCTAAGACTAGAACTGGTGTTCATCTGCGTAGTCTCGTATTGTCACGACCCTGCACTTCTGTTTTGTATTCATAGGTGCTGTCACCATCAAGGTCATACTTGACACCTTCACGTATGCAGAGATCCATTTCGTGTTCAAAACGACCTTGGTAATAGTCCATCATTTCGCGGAACTTGTCGCGCTCTGGAGAAAATTGTGTTAGTTTGGGGGAGATGTGATAGGCCATGGCGTGATACACAGTGGCCTGTGTCCATTGGCTGTCGTCTAATTTATCAAAGTCAATGTCTGTAACGATGTCTCTTGCACGGGCATATCCTTGCCACCAGCGAACTTTAAGGACTCTTTTGACTTCAGTTTCACTGCGGGCTAATTCAGCATCCCAGTCAATAACTCCATAGTCCTGAATTGTAGGTTCTACTAATAATAAATCGTCAAGGGTAGCGTATGCCATGTCAAGAAGTCCTTCTTCCGTTAAATTTTGA